CATACCGACACCCTCTGTAGGCTCACCTCTCCCTTTCAGCTACTTGCGCACAGCATCCTTGCTCCCAGCGGTCAGCGTTCCAGGTTAACAGCGGACTCCCGAGATGGACTGTCTTCCAAAGCAATTTTTCGGCGGGCACAACAATCCCGGGGCCACCTTCTCGTTCGATGGCAACCTCACCACGTGGACTTACAAGCTGGGGACTCAGATCCTAACCTACAATGACGGGCACCGCGATAGCCGGCAAGCGCCCATCTGGCAGCCAATGACAATGGCAGGTAAGATGAACGCCGAGCTTCAACGTATGGGTTCATCGTACGACGGGATAAATAAGGCGTTGATAACTGTAGATGGCCAGATTAACCAAGAGGTGCTTAACGCTAACCTCCGCAACTCGGGGGGCAAGTCTGCGGCGGAAGTGAGCACATATATCTCAGCGGCCAACGCCCAGGAGTGGGGAGATAACCATCTCTCCCTAGTATACAATATGATGAGGTATGTGGTACTCAAGTCAGCGGCTGAATCTGGAGGCAGTCTAAACTGCTCTCTAGGTACACTGACTGATGGCGCGTTAACAGTAAACATGGATCAATACTGGGGTAACGGGTATCCCGCAGTCGCGCCATTCACTCGCTGGCCTACCCAGCCCATCGTTCCAGTAGGCGGTGATGACTATGACTTCACCGCAATAACTACAGCTCGTGAGCCTTACTCAATCCAGCAGTCAGCTGCGATCGATGTCAGGGGGCTAACTACCACGGAGGCTACATTCGTCATGATAATGATGTGCCCGTGGCGTAGGTCATCCAGGGCCAAGCTAGACCATAATCTACCAAGACTGACTAACTCGGTAGAGGTGCGCGGCCATGACATAGAGATGATGTACCGCGACTGGGCGCTCGGCACTCGCGACGTACCCATGCTTTCAGCGCAGGCGGCGTGGAAGGCGCTGAAAGGGTACGTTGCGGTCAACAACCTCTACGAGGACTTTTCTTCAGCGCTATACCTTGTCGCCGCAAGCATGTACCAATTCGTCCCCGAGACAATCGAGGCCGTGCCGTGGCTAGACATGAACTGGCAAATCGTCTTGCCTGTTTTCGAATCGGTCCGGGGGCGTGCGGTGTTCTTTAATACCGGCACGCCTGCGCACCTCAACCAGCGACCGATTGACGAATGGGCATACGTGGCCAACAAACTGGAGAAGGTAAATCTTATCGGACTAACCTTCGGCCAGGCAATATATACGGGGCTGGCGACCCGGTCAGTCCGGCGATCTATCGAAATGGACCCAGAAGACGTGTTTACATCAGAACATCTTTTTGTCAAGGTGGAAGTGAAGGTTTCCGCAGCGGCATCTGAATTCACGAGGATTAGCCTGCCACTTGTCGGGAAGGTAGGACCATACCTCACCTGTGACAGGACGTTTGACGAACCTGACGACGATAGGTGGGTAGTTACAACCACCCCGAGCACCACCGACGGGTTGCCTGCTTCGCATGCATACAGACGAGGGCCGGGAGCAGCAACACGGATGGACTGGGTCCAAGAAGACCCGAGAGAGTGGGCGGACGGGGTTAGGGGCCGATCCGAGGCTATTGCTAAAGTAGCGCGGATCAAGCGTGGCTTTGAGGCGGAGAGTGCGTTCCAGCGGGACTACGAAGGGACACCTGAGCAGCAGGCCGCCGCGGTGGATTGCACTCTCGTATGGCGAGAAGTAGCGGACGGAGGCGAAGTATGGCATGTGCATGCCCCTATAATGACATACCCGGGATACCCGACTTTCCTTACTCCCGCCAAGCCATTTAACTATCCATCGATATATGATGAGGCCGGCTCGATAGACCCAAGACATGGGACACTGGAAAGAAGAGGTTTCCGAGTGAATCCGCGGGAGGGATGGCGTTATGTCAACTTCCTGAACATGTGCGGGTACGACGCCACCTACGAGGTCAGGGGTAAGGCAGTAGGGCCCTTGAAATTTACGGTCGGGCGCCATTCAAACATGGTATTCCCCGTATTATACGAACCCGACTACAGCGACGACCCCATAATTCTGAAGGGTCAGACAATGCGACCAGGAGGCATGGAGTTGCTGCCGCCGCTCCATAACATTAACTTCCAGCGGCATGATTTTTCGTACCATTACAGCGTGCGCAGGCTGGGCGTAGCATCCGGCCGAGATACAAACATGGCCGATATAACGGATGTTGGGGGGCGTGACAGGCCATGGAAGGTTGATGCCACCTTAACGGTAAAACGCGATGATGCCACAATCCAGGCGACCGGCTGGATAACCCGCACGGCTCAGGATTTTCATTTTGCCCCGACTGCAACGGTTGGCGTAGTTGCGAGTCGACCAGGGCCGTCACATGCCTCAGCTGCGGCAAATCTCAATCTGGATGGTGGCAGCAGGCCCTTGACAGGAGGGAGTACGAACGCATCGGGCTCCTCGACTGCCCCCCCACCCCAGCCAGACGTGCAAGCCCCTTGAAGAGGGCACAGATCACAAGAAAAACGCCGCTCACACTGGCAAAGATCCCGGTGTGGTGCAACATCAGGAAGCTCAATCTTACGGTGGCCCCCAGGCATGAGGCCCGATACATATTAGGGGGTATTGAAGCGTGGGGCAGCATAGTCCATCCGGGCTTCAGCAGACATAGGATGGGGCGATACTGCGTCCCGAGCTATGCGGTACCCTGTGATGGCATGTGGCTGATGTACATAAGAACCGAGGCGCCGGCGACGATACTACCGCCAATAGTAAAACGGACCATGTCGGCGATGTACTCGGCTGTCGACAACTACCACTTCCACGATAACGACTCGACGGCATACATCAAGCACGTACTCGACGTTGACAGGGCGGCGATAACACATTTTAGAGACGTGCCAGACCCACGACCGGGCGAGTTCAAGCGTGACAAGATCACTGAGGAACACCACACACATTACAGGCCAGAAGAGTTGTGGAAAATCGCCGAAACGCTCAAGACAACCAAGCTCGCGGCTAAGGTGGTACTGGCACAGCTTAGGAAAATAGAAGGGGTCACCGAATCAGTAGTGGCCACGTTCCTAGCTTTCATGATAAGCGCCAGGCCACAAGTGGCATATATGATGGCATGCTCTAGACACCTGTGGGCGGCAACAGACGTGTGTGACTTAGCTGACCGGCTAAAGAAGGTATCCACGCCCATGAAAAGCATGCACAATTACGCCATCTGTGACTTGACGGAGCTATTTGAGCTTCAGGTGCTCGTAAACCGTGGTATAGGCGAGATAGACTGGTGCAGTGAGCAATCACACAGAACGGCCCCCGACGTAATAGACGTAAAGTTTGAAGACGTCTATAATGCCGCGACGCAAATATTTGCTATGGGCAAACACCACGGTTATAAGTACCGCACGATGAATGCGGACAAATATGTTAAAGCAAGGTGGGAATGGGTGCCGTCCGGAAGTGTGCATTCACAGCATCATGATGATAAGCCGTATATCGCTGAGTCTTATAGACACCGGACCAAGTTTGTAGCACTCAATATGATGTCTAGCGAGTACGTCAAGCGCATGATAACCGATAGGCCTCCGCAAATACGAGCTTGGGCAAGTGTCAAATATGAGTGGGCAAAGCGTAGAGCGATATACGGAGTTGATCTAACTAGTTCGGTGATAACCAACTTTGCTATGTTCAGGTGTGAAGAAGTCTTCAAACACCGGTTCCCTGTCGGTGAGGAGGCAGCAGCGGAACGGGTCCATAAGAGATTATCTTTCATGCTAAAAACGAGTGAGTCGTTCTGCTATGACTTCGACGATTTCAACGCGCAACACTCAGTTAGTTCGATGCAAGCTGTGTTGGTCGCGTACCATAACGTATTCTACGGAGACATGTCTGACGATCAGCGCGCGGCTATGGAATGGGTAATCAAGTCACTAGGAGACGTGATGGTCCATAACAACGAGACGTCACCGCCGCAACACTACCAAACTGCAGGCACTCTACTTTCCGGATGGCGGCTGACGACATTTATGAACACGGCGCTCAACTATATATATTTTAAGATTGCCGGGTGCTTTGATATAGCAGGTGTCAAAGATTCAGTACACAATGGAGATGATGTACTAGTCGCCATAAGCGACATACAGGCGGCTACAAGGATACATCACCAGATGAGCCTGATAAATGCGCGAGCACAAGCAACGAAGTGCAATGTGTTCTCAGTGGGCGAATTTCTGCGCGTGGATCACAAGGTCACGCGGGAGACCGGACTGGGGGCGCAATACTTGACCAGAGCCTGTGCTACGTTAGTTCACTCGAGAGTCGAAAGCCAAGAACCAGTGGTCTTTACTGACGCAATAAAAGCGGCAATAGTCCGGGCTGATGAGCTAGCAGACCGCGCAAAAGTAGACAAGAAGTTTGTCACTGACCTGAAGGAGCTGGCTTACCAGAGGCTTGCGACTGTATTCGGCCGGACCCCCGTAGAGGCCGAAATCATAGCTAAATCTCACATGTTAGTTGGAGGGGCTTCTAAAGCAAGATTTGCACCAGTAGATTACCTCATAGAGGAGAAACCGGAATATGACGAATACGACCCCAGGTCGCAAGATGTGCCGGTAAGCGAGCTCCTACCTGGAATGAGAGACTACGCAACGACGCTATCCAAACAATTTGCTGACTTTATCGACTTTGACGACGTACTTGGGCGGATCACTGCAGCAACGAGGCGACAGACGATGGTTACACGCAAAACGTGGCTATCGTTCACACCTCTTGACTACACGACAAAGTACAAGTACGGCCGTATGCACTATAAGTCCTATAGAGATATAGTCCGCATACCACATCTTGAAAAAGCAAGATTCGCAGGGATATCCCCCCTTGCGTTAATAGATCACAAGTCATTTTGGCTCGTGAAGGGGATGTTCTTCGGAGTATCAGACGTATATTACGCGATGCGCGCTCTATTATGAGCAGAAGAAGACAAATGAACT